ATCTTTGGCTTTTGAACAGCCATCTTCACGACAGACTTATTCATAAAAGCCTCCGTCGCAATAGGTGCATTTGACTTAGCATACACCTGTTCGGTTGAAGCAGCATTAGCAGAAGCGGTAACCAAAGTTACTGCCATTATGCTAACCATAATTCCTCCTACCAGTCTTGTTTTCGTCATTTGATTCCTCCTTGCGGCGGCAACCTTTTAATCTTAGCACAGGCTGCGCCCTATTGCCAATAGTTTATAGGGGAAGTGTGAACTAAGTCACACGATTTATAGACTTTCTAATCTATTTATTTCATCATTTATGTAAAAGATAGCCTTTTTTAGATCTTCGATTTGCTTGGCATCATCCTTTATTCCTGCTCTCCAAAGATATTTAATGGCGTTTCCAACATTAAAATTTCTATGACGAGTAATCTGTATACACTCTACGCCAGACTTATCGCTTGTGTAGTGTGATGGATGGTTTACCATATCTTTTATTTCTTTAGACCAAACTTTTTTATTTGTCTGTATATTATCTGTAGGCTCACGTTGCATTCTTTTGCAATCTCCTCTGGTGTTTTTTTATCTATGTATAGGCGTTTTTTTAAGTATGCCTCTGAATGATGCAAGCCAACGTTCTTAGCCATATTCTAGAACACCTTTCCCCAATTGTCAATGCTCCATGCTCCAATGCATACTGCATCTGCAACATCGTCATCGTCAATCTTTACGTTAAACTTTTCGTTAACAAATCTTATTGTCTTTTGTTTACGAAACAATCTTTCTTGAGTCTTGTACCAAGAAGCAGACTTGTCTGGATTTGCGTTATGAATTTTTTCTTTTTCTTCTGCGGTCAATCTTTTATTCCCCGACCAATTCTGCCATTGCATTGGGCTGACGCTTGCAACATGACCTATACCTGCTATTCCGGCAGCAGCAACAAGCGCACCATGACTCATTGCAAGATTTGCAGCAGTCTTTGGTGAATTCATATAGATCACTTGTTCTATTACCATGTATTCTACATCTTCAAAGTTTTCAAAGAATGCCTTTGTTTTGTATGCAGTATCAATAATTTTTTCATAGATATCGCTTCCAAAATATTTAATCTTTCCATAACTCTTTAACTTTTCTTCATAGAAATATGCAAAGGCTAGACTGTTAGTGCTAGCATCAATAGAGCAAAATGACTTTGGTCTAATCGTCAATTCTTTCATAATCTATTATTCCTTTAAGTTGTTTCAATGCTTTATCAATTTTATTTACATCAACATTGCATTGGTTACAGCGTTTTTTTGAGTTATAGATAGATAGAATTGTTCCACATCCAGCAGAACAGTATCGTTTCTTTCCCATAAAAGACTGCCTCTTTTTACTTCTTTGTCTTTCATTTACCTTTTCTTTAGTGGAAAGTTCCCTGCATTCTGGTGAGCAATAAATTTGATAATTAACATTTGGTGTAAAGTTATTGCCACACCAGTTGCAAGTCTTCATGCAAGATACTCCAAGGGTTCGATCTTATCTTTGCCCTTTGGAGCAAGAGCACATGCTGCTGATACAGGACATCCCTTGCACACCTTTGAGTTAGACCTGTAGGTCTTTTGAGGAATTTCCCCATTTTCCCACTGTGATCGAACCTTTCTCATCCAGTCAAAAGCATAGTCTGCCCATTCAATAAGTTCTGGTGTGGGCTCAACTGTGATGGCATGAAGTTCGTGAGAGTTCTTATTCTCATAGAGAAGAATGCCTAACTTTTTTCCAAGAACCTTCATGTAGATAACCAACTGCATTAAATGGTATGAAGGTGGCTTTGCATACTTTCTGTAAGCAAAGGCTTCATCCCTCATTGTCTTGATTTCTACTACTGGCTGCTCTTCGCCCCATTGAACGACAGCATCTGCAAAACCAAAGATTGGTGGATCTTGAGTGATGATCCTCTTTTCTTTTTCAACCATCATTCCAGCATCTTCAATTGCTTTCTGAATTCGTTCATGACTCATTGTTCCAGCACTCATATTTGCTACAGCATATGGATCGTGATCATTGACAAACTCTGTTCCAGTAAATGCCAACCACCAATATCTAGGGCACGCACCGTTTCCATACACAAGAGAGGACGGGCTAAAAGTCTTTTTTGTTTTAAACTCTGGCTCTCCTCTTCCTGCTACATATCCAGACTCAATTTTTTGAATAAATGCCTTAGTGTCTATTGCTCCTTCTGGTTGCTTATCCATTACCTGCTTTAAAAAGTTTTTAGCCATTATTTTCCTTTGTTTGTAGAACACAATTGTACCCTATTTTAGTAAAAACTTTAATGCAGCAACAACCTTATCCACTTCCGCTGCTGCGGTGTAATAGATGTTCTTTTTATCTCTATTACTCTTGTCTACATTTGCCATCCAAGTTGCTCTCATTTGAAGTTTTGCTGCAATTGCTTGCATCCTAACAATTTCTATGGTGGCAACCTGTGGTGGAATGTCTGGCTTAAAGATAACTTTGGCAATAAACTCTAATGCAGAAGTTAACTCTGGATCATTCATGTACTCTGCAATTTCATACAGATCGTTGATCTGCTCAAGAGTCGTTGTCATTTTCAACCAACCTTTCAAATTCAGACCATTCAATTATGGCAAGCCTAGTTTTACCATCAAGGATTAAGCATATCGCAGGAGACTTTTGTTTGTCAACCCTTAAGGTGTCTGTTACTACTTTTGCCCAAACATTTTGAGTGATGCTAAATGACTTAGTAAATTCTTTAAAATCAAGAACGTAGTTGTGCCAACTAGCATCTCCTTTAGTGTTATTGCGGCCAGAATTCTTGTGCAGTTTTGCACCTATCCTACTAGCCTCTCCACGTTCTGTCATCAGTATCCTTTTCCATAAAGATTTACTTTTGAAACAAACTTGCATTCACACATCCAAGTAAAGTCAAAAGTATCTTTCCAGAACCTAGCCCTCTTTACTTCTGCCTTGCATCTTTGACAGATAAACTCACCATTGTAATTAGTAAACTTTGGTGCTGGCTTTAGATGATTACGATTGTTGTAATTTGGTTTACTATAGTTGTTCATTGGATACCTTCTCAATTAGTGCCTGCTGGATATCAAGGTTTTCCTTAACTCCAAGAATTAACTTCTCTCTACCTTGATAACGCTCTCCTTCAACCGTATACCAAGCGCCTCCTCGTTCAATAAACCCAAGCATTTCTGATGTATCAACGAGGTCTGCTACAGAGTCAACTCCCAAATCACTTCCCCTAAAGTAGAAATCATACTCTCCTGTTTGGAATGCTGGACTTGTCTTTGAGAACTGAACATCCCAACGCACCTTTCGACCAACCTTTTCTTCAATAATCTTATCTCCAACATAAATCTTTCCCTTGATTGCTTGATTATCAGATTCTGATGAGAACAATTTAATGATGGTAGACGAGTAGAACTTGGTCGCCATACCCCCTGTAGGCTGCTGTGAGACGTACATAGCACCGATGTTGTTACGAGCCTGCGATATAAGAATTAGCAGCGTAGGCTTTACTTGATTGTTTGAGTAGTTTAGCATCTTGACAGCATTCGTCATGTCTCTTGCTTCTGCACCAATCTGCTTTGTGTTCTCTAGTTGCTTTAGATCTGTACTATCTTTTTCAAAATAGATTGCAGGAAGTAGTGCAGATATGCTGTCAACAACAATAAGGTCTACCCCTGCCTTCATCAAATCTGTACCAACATCTACCATGTCGTTCATGGTACGAGCAGTTGAATGGATAAGACTTGAACTGTCTACCCCCAATTTTGTAGCCCACTCTGGTGAGTAGGTCATCTCTGCATCAATCCAAGCACAAGACTTTCCTTCTTGCTGCGCCTGTGCAATCAACTGTAGGCAAAATGATGACTTACCAGATGACTTATTTCCCCACACTAGTACTTGACGACCGTAGGGAAAACCACCATTGAGTGCCCTATTTAATCCAAAACTAGGAGTCTTAGCAAATTGAGTCTGTTCAATTTCTGAACCTAAACTAATCTTCTTCCGTAACTTAGGATTAAGACTCGCAAGTATATCTTCAATGTTTGTCACGCAAGCACCCCATGCATTTGTGCTCGTTGTCTATTGATGGTTGTCTTGCGTCTCATAACTTGATGAAGAGATTCTTCTGTGTAACCATCTTCTTTCAATCCTTCATATAGGTCAAGGGTACGGATAATAATGTCTGCTAATTCTTCAACAACTTGATCGTCACCCTTCTCCTTACGAATTGCTTCTAATACCTCAGAACACTCTGAATGAATCATAGCAATCTGCTTAAGGTAAAAGATGGTGTGGGTTTCTTCATTGTTAGGTTCCCAGAATCCTTTTTCTACCGATGTTTCATGAATCTCTTTTGCCCATGTATCAAAATTCATTAGATCCTCCATAGTTTCTTCTTTGTTCTTAATCATGCAACCACCTCCTGAAATATTAAGTCCTCATCCTTTGAGAGACTGTAGTTAATCTTATAAATATTACCTTCTTCTATCCTTGTGTATGCAACCGCAAATGCAGTTGGAAAGACAATCATTGATAGAAGATCTCTTCCTGAGTTAGCCACAACTAGGCTTGCCATTCTCTTGCCTGCCTTGGTAATCCTTGGCTTAAACGATAATACATAGTAT